AGGTGGTAACGTTTATGTTAAAGAACGTGGTGCTGGTTTCTACCGTGACGGTCAGTGTCTGTCCGGCAATTTTGCTGATACTATGGTGTTTAGCCGCTGGCTGAAAGTGCGTATCGAAGAAGCTGTTGTTTCTCTGCTGAAACGTCAATCTGACCTTGGTGCCGGTGTTCGGTTTACTACTGACGGCCTGACTCAGATTAAGCAAGCAATCAACAAGGTCATTCAGCGCGGTATTCTAGCTGGTATGATTTCCAATGAGACTCCTAAATCATCTACCGGTGAAATTATTGACCTGCGTCCAGTTGTTACTATCCCATCTCTTGCTGATATCAGTGAAGACGATCTGGCAAACCGTACTCTGAACAACGTAATTGTTGAAGTTATTTATACTGGCTTCGTACATTATGTCAAGGTTAATGTTGATATTCTTCTGACTCGTCAATAATAAACCAATCACTACCGATTAATACAATTAACGAAATGCCCTGAGCGAAGTTTAGGGCAATATTTAGGAGAAATAAATGGCTAAATTTCTGACACTCGGCAAAGATTACGATCCATCTGAGGTCAAATTGATTCTTGGTGGTTACTCACCATTTGGTTTTGCACCAGATACTAAAATTGTCGTCTCAAAAGCGGAAGATTTAATTCTACCGGTACAAGGCACTGATGGTGATACTTCTATTGCTCGTAACCGTAATACTCTTGGTACTATGACTATCAGTCTGCAAAATACATCACCTTCTAATGGTATTCTGGCTAGTATGGATCTAGTTGCCCGCACTACAGGTTCTTCTGTTTTCCCTGTTATTATGGAAGACCCCACTGGTATGGCCCTGATTTCCACTTTTGGGTGGATTCAAACCCAGCCCGACTACTCTGTTGCACAAACCGTTGGGCAGATGGACTGGGTGATCGGGATCGCGGATGCAACCCTGAGTGGTAATATCACTGGTGCTGCACTTGGTACTATTGGTTCATTCCTATAAAGAATAGTATTTTATATAACTGTTAACAATTTTTAAATGGAAACCATGCATTTACACAGGGAAGTGTGTTTTTACATGGTTTTTGTTTTATATAATCACAACAAATTAAATAATAATTAAAAGAATAAAATTATAATATATGCAATTATGCACAACATACAATTTAAAATAAAGAGGAAATACGCATGGCTAAACAAGTGACATTTAAAATGGAAGTTGATGGGAAACAACATGAGTTTGTTTTTGAGAAATGGTCTCCAAGTAAACTATACGCAAATATGCCTATTATTGGTAAAATGTTGGCTGTGCCCATCAGCATGGTAATGAGTGCTGGTCTGGGGTCTATGATTAACAAAGAACAAGAGTTTAATTCCGAAGCGTTGAGTGAAGCAATACCATCTGCGCTGATGTTTCTATTTACAAAAATGGAAGAAGATAACGTTATGGATCTTTTTAAGATGATCCTGACTGGTGTCTACATGGATCGTGTACATGATGTTTCTACTGAACTTGACAAAATCTTTGAAGACGATGCACCAGCTATCCTAGAATTGGTAGCGGAGGTACTAAAACAGAACTTCGCCCCTTTTATGAAGAAAGGTTTCGCAAACCTGATGAAAGTTCTGGTTCCGGTGACTCAAACAGCCAGTCAACTTTCTTAAAAGAACCAGAATTACCTACAACAGTTAAAAATGCAATCAAGTTAGTTGAGAAGCAATCTTCGTTGACTTGGTTTGATTATATGTTCCTACGAGTTATTAAGAATACATCTGAAACATATGTATCATTAGAACAAGCAGATATTGAATACTTATTTAAAGTAAATGAGTATTTAGATATTCAGGAGTATTTAGAATCTGCGCAATATAAAGCTGAAGAAATTAAAAATAATGCGAACAAGAATAGACCAAAACTCTAATAGGAGGTCAATTGATTTCTTGTAAATGTGAAGGAGGCTAAATGGCTGGTCCAGTGCTTGCTTCGGAAATGATTAATAAAATCACTTTTAGTGTGGACATGGGAAGTTACAATAGAACACTGAAAATGATTAGGAAAATAAAAAGTGAATTACTAGCAATTAAACTTGTAATACAGAATATGCCACCGTGGCCTAATCCACCACCAGGACCACCTAATCCACCACCAGGACCACCTAATCCACCACCAGGACCACCTAATCCACCACAAGGTGGGAGTAGAGGTACCGGGTCTGTTAATGCTAGAATTGAAAGACGTATGTCTGCTTTCAATTATGAAGCTAGCTTAATGAATAGGTTAGACACTACTCAAATCTCTAGGTTTAGGGCGCAAGCAAGACACCTCAGTAGTGAATTAAGAACTGGTTCTTTGAGTGTACAAATGTACAATGAAAGAATGCGGCAATTAGTAAACACCATGCGCCGACAGAACCGTGAGAGCCTGACCCTCGGGGAGAGGCTTCGTGCTGTTCGCGGGCAAATGTTGTTTATTGGTATGACAGCAGGATTTGCAATTAAATCTGTAACAGATACAGGAAGACAATTGCAGAATGTCGGCATCATGATGAACACTGTCTTTGGTGATCAAGCAGCATCCCAAGTTGATTTTCTAAGGTCTCAAACAGAGCGTTTAGGTGTTTCGTTTGCGGACTCTGCTAAAAACTTTACTCAACTCCAGTTCGCAGGACAGCAAGCAGGAATGAGCATAAGTGATATGCAAAATATTTATCTTGGTGTTACAGAGGCTTCTCAAGTCTTTGGTATGAGCCAAGATGAAGTTAGTGGCTCCATGAGAGCTATAATTCAAATGTTCAGTTAACCTTAGCTGCTTCACATCGTGAGGTGTGTCGAATAATTGTGTGAATTGCTGGAAAGCTAAATGTTGATATTTAATCAGCACATGCCAATCAGCAGCCAAGTTAAATCGGGTTCAGAGGCCATTCCGAAAGGAAGTAGACAACAAGTGTTGTCGAAGCGCACGACATCTGCAAGAACAGATGATGATATGGTCCAATCCTTATAGAAATATAAGGCTGTCTTAAAGACGGGGTAAAGAGTAGCGTCTTTATCTGAATATAAATGAAAGGAACGGTACAGGCTAGACTTTGGCCCTCATTGCAGTAATGCAATTAGCAAACTAATCTAATTCGGTGGAACCCTTAACATGTTAAGATGAAGGCAATACCGAGCGAAGCCTAAAGGTAATTTATTATCAATAGGAACGTGTAACGATCATCCCCGATGAGTGTAAGGGAGTAGAGTCAAGTGGCTCAAAATGGTTAGCATCCAATATTGGATGATGATATGATCTCAACTTCTATGGAAACATAGAGCAGCTTGAATAAGGCGGTTGTGAATTAACGACTCACAATGAAGATATTGGAAGAACTTAACTTTAGGTTCCATTAGAAGTAATTCTAATGACAAAAACTTGTTAACTGCTGGGAAATCTCGTTAGGTTTACTAACTACAACATAATCTGAAAGGATAAGTGTGAATGTTTGAAAATAGTAAAATAGAGATAATCAGCATCCAAGGCCCTAAGTGTTTTAATATGGGCAAGGATCAACGACTAGCTATTATAGCGTAGGGTCAAGTGACTCGAAATGCAAGTCTCCTTATATTCATAAGGATGAAGATATAGTCTCAACTTCTATAGAGATATAGAGCAGTTCATATTTCACATTCTATTATCCAATAGAATCTAGAATGATGGAACGAGGAGTGATTAACGACCACTCTTGAAGATATTGTAGAGGACAATTAGGCGACCGGCTAAATATAACTGGCCCTGTGTTTAGTAATAAATACAGCAAACTTCTTTAATTCAGGGAAACTCTTAACAATATAAGGACTTATTCTTAATACTGAAGACAATCCTGAGCGAAGCCCATATGTAATTTACATTATAATTATATACGGGAACGTGCAACGATCATCGAAAGCACAGAGAAATCTGGAAGTGAGTAGAGTAGGATTAAGCAATCCGAAATGGGAAGGTTCCATTAAGAAGTGGAACATGATATGATCTCAACTTTTACAGAAATGTAAAGCAGCA